CGGCGACGGCTGGTACTTCAGCTACGCCTACGGTGTTCGCCCCGCTTTGTACTTTCCCTCTACACTCTGGGTCTCTACCGAGGATGAAGGAGAAGCCGGGTTTTGCCTCGCCGATGTTCCATTGGATGATCTGCTGGCTGAAATCAAGAGCCGGGCGGAGGAATAACCATGGACGTTATCACAAAAGATGTCCGTGCTCTGGCAAAGAAGGAGCTGGCGGCAGCAAACCGCCGCTTTCGGATGTTCGCAAGTCCGCATGAAGGGTATGCGGTGATCCGGGAAGAACTGGACGAACTGATAGACGAGGTGCGGAAGCTCCACTTTGGCTTGACAATCCGGCTGTGGCGAGATGTCAAGAGAAACGAACCCATGAAGCGGGAGCACCTGAATCTCATTTATGATGTGGCAATCCACGCAGCGGTGGAAGCTATTCAGCTGGCCGCAATGGTCAAGAAATACGAACGCAGCCAGCGGCACGACTGGCCGGGCGGCTGGGTGCCGGACTATGGAACGGGGCCTGAACCTCTGAAAAAGAAAGGCGGGGAAACGGTATGATTTTGGCAAAGGATGATATTGAAAAGGCTGTCAGCTGGTGGGCTGGAAAGCTGATGGATCACCAGCCGCATAGCAACGGAGACGATAGCTTTACCTCTGTTGCAGTGTGCTTCCTTGCGGATACGATGCGACAGAGCGTTACGCTGGATCAGCTGAACACATTCAAGGCGGCATTGGCAAAAAGCATTGAGGAATACGCGAAAAGCATTCAAGCTTTCGGCTTTTCCATCGGGAGTGATTACGGCCCGTGCAAAATGCTGGCCGATGCTGCTGCCGAAGCTGGCATCGACAGAGCAAACTTTCCGTTCAAGACGACAATGTTTTTTACGGAAAAAGAGGGGGTTCTGGTACGGGATGGCTACGGTGCCCCGGCTGTCAGGATTTGTTGAGGCGACAGAATGGTAACAAAAAATAAGACCCCGGCAGAGGTTGAGGCCGTGACCATCACCATGAGCCGGGAGACAGCACAGGCCGTGAAGCAGGCGTGCGAAGAATACCTCCGGTTCCGCATGGGCCAGTTTGAGGACTTCACCAATGAGGTTTGCTGCTGGGATTATGTGGACAAGATGGAAAAGCGGTGCCACACGACCGAAGAACGAAAGCAGTTTCATAAAGACCACGAAGCGGATTTTCTCAAGTGTATGCGGCTTCGTAACCAGATGCGGCAGGGCATGGACGCACTTTGGAGACAGAATGTTCCGCTTGCATCTATCGACACAACCATGAAAGAAGCATACAGAGCAGAAACCGTTTGGCTGACGATCCGGTACGCGCTTGCGTGGCACGACTTCCCGGAGGGTGGACAGTGGGTCGATTTCTATGAACCGATGAACCGTTCGGATCAGCCCATGCCGAAAGTGGAACTGAAACTGAAAGGAGAAGAAAAATGACGATCACAACATACCCGGACGGCCATTCCGTCCAGCAGGGAACACCGGAAGAACTGGCGCAGTTCATTTTCGCGGCGACGGAGGTTCAAACCTTGCAAAAATTCAAAAGTCTGGTTGAGGCAATCCCGGCGGAAATGGAGAAACAAAGGGATGTTGTGGTAACAATACCGGATTTGCCCAAGAAGAAGCGAACGCCCAGAAAGAAAGCGGGAAAAGAAAATGGAAGAAAAACGTCTGGTTGATGCAAACCATTTCATGCAGGTACTCAAGAACATAGAGTATGCACTGAAAGGGGAGCTGACACACGGGAAAATCAAAACCAGCGTAGTGCAGATGATCGAGGGCAGTTTGAATGCCGAACCGACCATTGCCCCGGAGAGCCTGCAACCGCTGACATACAACGAGAACCGGGACTACGTAGACTGCGACGAATTTATTTGCCACAAGTGCGGCATTCACGTTGAGGACTGGAAGCAAATCAAAATCGACCCGGACGACGGGGAGAAAGAACTTTGCGAGTACACGTTTAAGCACTGCCCAGAGTGCGGCGCAAAAGTCACTTTACACAAAAGCTGTGAATTTTGCAGGTGGCATTTGCGGGACGGGACGTGTTTCAACAAACATCATTCTCAGCCCGTGACAGGCCGGGAAGCTTCCTGCTGGAACTGGGAGGAACGTGAGTGATGGAAAAGAACTGCTCCACCTGCGCATGGCATGATAACTTTTCATGGGTGTGTTTCAACGGCTTATCCGAACACCGGGCGGATTTCACAGACCCGGAGAACACCTGCCATGAATGGAAAGAAAGGAAAGACGAAGATGAAAAAGAAGAAAAGTGAGTTCGGCGCTTACCTCATTGGCTGGCTGTACCTGCTGGCACCGGTGATTATTCTTGCCGTGGTGCTGGTGGTAAAGTATTTTATTGCAGCATCCGACCTGCCGGATTGGTTCAAATTCGCCCTGCTGAAATAAGCAAGACAAGCCCTTTACCTTATATATAAAGAGCGTCCGTCGTTAAATTGCCGCCCTGACGAGGCGGCAAGGGGCTTGTATATCGGAGCTAAACTAAGGGACATTCTGAGAAATCAGAGAAAAACAGGAGCTTTCCCCCGGCGGGGAAAGGGAGTGCAGAGGGAAAACGAGGGCAGCGTTCTGATGGCTTGCCGGAAGCAGAATCGTAGGGAACGCGGCCCGGTGTTGTTCCTCTGCATCGTTCCCTTCTCGTGTTTGTGGTTCAAGATTCAGAAAATTCCATGACGTGTACGGAAAGGAGGACGTGGAGAGTATGACCGCGGGATTCAGAGTACGAGAGCAAAAATTTATCTGCGGCAAAGACTATGCCACGGCTGACACCATGCAGGTGGATTTTTTCGAGATCACGGAACAGCAGCACAAGGCCAGCACCCGCAAGAAAAAAGAGCTGGCAAGCTCCATTGCGAAGGAAGCGTACAATTTGCGAAAAAGTGGACGGTATTTAGAGCTGTTGGTTCAGCGCAACTTCCACAAGAGCGATTATTCTGTTACATACACCTATGACGATGAACACCGGCCCGACCCGGCGGACACAAAGCGTGTGGATAAGGATTTTTCCGCCGCCATGAAAAAGCTATACCGGATGTGCGATAAAAAAGGCATTCGGCACCCGAAGTGGATCGTCGTGCATGAATACTCGACGTATGTTGACGGGGTGTGGGTGGGAAAGCACCATCACCATGTCATTATGCAGCGCGTTTACGGTCTGACCCGTGAAATGGTAGAGGAAGCGTGGAGCGGGCGCGGCATGGCCCGTTGCGAACCTCTACACTTCGATCATGGCTACATCACGAGCCTTGCAAAGTACATCATGAAGAATGTGAGGTGCAAGCGCCATTGGCGGCAGAGCCGCGGGCTGAAACCGCCGAAAATGCCCCGCCCGAACGATGGGAAAATGAGCCGCACCAAGCTGAAAGATGTTTGCGAGAACCGTCTGGAAGATCGTGCATTCTGGGAGAGAATGTACCCCGGCTACACCCTGCATTACTGCGAACCTATTATCACCGGCAACAACACCCGGCACCTGATCGTGCGCCTATACCGCAAAGAGACCGGGATGCAGCAGAACAGGAGGAACCGGCCTTGAGTATGAGAATGGAGCTTTCTGACCTACCGCCAAAGTATCGGGCACAGGCGGAAGCGCAAATTGCGGCCAGAAGCAGAGCAAAAGCGCCGCCGCTGGAAGCCGTGGCTGCAGCCGCCAAGAAAACAGGACGGGAGTTTGACAGCAGGGGCGAGTACGACTACTACATGGGAATGATTCTGCCGAAAGTCCAGCGCGGGGAGATCGTGAAGGTGGAATCGCACCGCAGGTTTACCATGCTGCCCGAAAAAGAATACGGCAATGTGAAACTACCGGCGATGCACTATACCCCGGATTTTGTGCTGACTTATGCAGATGGCACAGTTGAGGTTGTAGAGGTGAAAAGCAAATTCACCCGGCGGCAGCAGCGCGATTACATCCACCGCCGCCGTATGTTCATCGACCTTGTGGCGGAGCCGCGGGGCTGGCGCTTTGTGGAGCACATTACCCCTGATACTGCAGCAGAAATCAAAGCATGGAAGAAGTGCGCCCAACAGACCGAAAGGAAAGGATGAAACATCATGAGCAGAAGAATCCCAAGGGCAGTGTCTATGCATATGGCACAGAATGCCTTTGCCCGGTGCGCCGAAAAGGTAAACACCAGAAAGAACCTGACGCTGAATCGGCAGGCCGTTGGCGAGGTGGTGAGCTACTGCACCATGATCGCCGCCAATGACACGCTAGATTTCAACCGGGACAAGCAGGAGCGGCTTTGCACGGAAATGAACCACCGGGCAGAGGTATACACGGTTGAAATGAGCGCATATGGGCAGCCGAAAGCCCGCGAGAAGCTGAGAGAGCGCACAGCACCGATGCTGGATAAGCCGTTTGTCCTCCCGGCGGGACAATACCCGCGCAAACAGCGTGAAAAAGACGCGCTGGCCGAACGGCGTGCCGCTGGTGATCTCGTGATCCGGTTCTTCATCGAAGCGCTGGATTCTATGGGCTATGATCGTGCCCAGATCAACAGCACCGTGGAAGAAGCCAGAAAAAACTATGAACAGTTCCTCGAATGGGCAAAAGACGGGGAGTATGTGGCGTATACAAAACTGGGCCGGTGTGTCGCCCAGATGACCGGCGGCAGTACGGAGGTTGCGCGTGTGCCCGGTGCAGGGCCTATCTTCTCGACAGAATTTTGACGGTACGGAGCGTAGGAGGGCAAAATGCAGGCAGAAGAAACGAAAATGATTTTGCGCTACTTTGGCGGGATTGAAGCACAGCTTGATGATGTCAACATTGAGCTGGCAGAACTGCGAGACCGCTACAATCCCATCAAGGGCATTGCTATGGACGGTGTGCCGCACGGCAGCACGCCGGGAGATAGTACCGCGTCGCTGGCTGTGAAACTGGCCGATGATGTGGAGTGCCAGCGCCGGGAAAATGAACTTCGCGTTCGGCAGGATGTTCTCCGTGCGGATCAGACAACAATCCGGGGGCAATTAGACCGGCTGAACAGTCGTTACAAAACGATCCTGTGCGGGCGGTATGTCTACAGTGATCCGTCGTTACAAAAAGGCTGGAAAACCATAGCCCGCGAACTGAGAAAAACAGAGATCACCGCCCAGCGGTGGGAAAAGTTCGCGCTGGTCGTTCTGGGTTCCATGCTGGATGAAGTCCCGATGGTCGAAGAACTGCTCTCACGCGCGTATGACGCGCGCGATTAAAAGGGGCTGTAAAATGGCTTATGCCTGATTTTTGATAGAAAACCTGCAAAAACAGGCCCTTAGAATCGAACTTCAGCGATTTTAATTCGTGCCGGAAAGACACTATAGGGTAGAGAATGAAGCGAATTTATGCGCGTGCAGAATGAAGGGCTTCCGCGAAACCTCCGAACCGCTCAGAAAAACAAACTTGCGAATCGTCAAAAACAGAAATCCCCCGGCGGGTAATTCCGTCGAGGGATTTCGTGCGTTTATGGTTCGTTTTTCTTGATGATGATTTTCGGAACGGTGGGCGGTTCGCCGTGCTGCTTCATGTACTCGGCGATTTCGTTCGGCAGGCCAACAGGAAAGCCGTTTTCGTCCAGCGGCCCGTCATACCCGGAAAAATCCACAACATGAACCGTGGGCGGTTTCTGCAGGGTGCCGCAATACTGGCCGTCCTCATAGTTTACATCCGTGACACGGTTCCAATAGCCAATGTCGCCGTGCTCGGTCTGGGCAGCTTCCATTGCGGCGTGGGCCTGTTCCTCGGTCAGTCCGTCGAACGTGGCGCGTGTGCCGTCGGCAAAACTGGCAACCAGACGCCAAGGTGCAAAAAATTCGACTTCGTTCGTAAAAATGCCCCCTTTTTTGCAAATTCGTTGCTGGAATTGAACTTTTCGTGCTTGAAAAGTCCAATTTCGTTAGTGAAAGTATATCACAAGATGCCCCGGCATGGAACCGGGGCACGGGTCATTCTTGTTCCTCTAAGCGCTTGCGAAAGGCTTTGTTCACAGTGTCGTACTGCTTGTTCAGAACGTCGTTGCCGTGGTCGTACTCGCTTGCCCACGAAAGCAGCTTGTCGGACAGACACCGGCAGGCAGCCGCCATGCAGACGCAATATTCGTTGTGGGTGTTGGGCAGGGGAAAGCTGCGCAGGATGTACATTTCATCGAAAACGGTGTGCCGGACTTCAATGCGTCTGTTCCAGATCGTTATGTTGACGGTGGCTAAGTGGCGGCAGGAAGTGATCCTGTGCAGGACTGAGAGAAAGCGTTCGTTGGTTGTCATGGTTCGTTGCTCCTTTTCGTGGTGGTGATGTTCAGCGTGCCGGGCGGCGCTGGAAGGTAAAGCCGGGGTTACGTTCGGTCATTCGTGCAACAACCTTGTCCGCCTGATCTTTCGTGAACCGGGGCGCAAAAACCTTGTTCATGCCGCGCCTACCGCCCCACGGGTCGCAGAGGGTAAAATGCTGGTCGCTGGGGCCTTTGCAGTAGATGAAGTAGTAAATCGTGCTGGCCGCGGGCATACCGGGGTATCTGCGGGGCGTGGAACGTGCAGCAACTTCGACAGAGAACACGGACAGCTTCGCGCACCCGAAAAGATGGGTGCAGCAGTTCGTTTTGCGGTCGAGGATTGCGGCTCCGTCCAGCTCGCGCCCGTCTGTTGCATACTCCTTGACCAGATAGGCGATTCGTGTACGGGCTTCGGCAATGGTGCGAAAACTCATATCTTCGTCGGTGAAATTGGCAGAAGCGCAGGTAATGACCTGATACCGATGGTTCGGATCGTATTCACGCATGGTTTGTATCTCCTTTTCGTTTTGTGGTAGCCTTGCGGCTGGGGCTGGGCTGCTTTGAACGGTGCAACCCGGCTAGAGTATCCGTTATTCGCCAAGCTGTAAAAGCGTGGCTTTCGTGGGGATCAGATGCCGTGCAAGAGTGTCCGTGTAACTCGCTTCGCCCTCGTAGCTGTCCACGATCTTCTGCTCTGCCTTGCTCATGTCGTGGTAGGATTTCTTGCCGTAGGACGGCGGCAACCATCCTTTCTTCTGGCTGGCGAACAGGTTGAACGACTTCAAAACGTCGTCATTCGTGAATGTGATGTGGCAAGTGCCTTTTTTGTAGAAAGTGGCGGTGAAGTAGCGGAACTGCACGTTCTGGCTTTGTCCGCTCTCCTCGGCGGCTTTGAGCGTTGCCCGGAGTTCGTCGCCGTTGTACTTCTTGCCGTTCGTGTCGAGATAGTGCAGGGTGCGCTCGATTCGTGACAGGCAGCTCTCAGCGTTCCAACCGGGTTCAAACCGCCCGGAGTAATCGCCCCACGCCGAACACCGAAAGATCACTTTCTTGCCGACTTTGTACGCTTCGTTCGTGCACCAGCCGTTGTAATAGTGGACGTTCTTCGAGTATTCGGAATTGTAGTGCAGATTTGTCCAGTCGTTGAAAAGGCCGATTATTTCATCTTCAATGCCGTTCACGATGTTAGCGGACATTTCTTCCCGGATCGTTAGAATGTTGTAGGGGCTGAAATCGTAGTTGGCAAGCTCGGAGATTCGGTTCTGGTACTCGCACTGCATCGCTTGCGTGAGGTTGTCCCGGATTTGCGGCAGGTCAAAGAGCTTCTTCCAGTACAAGCTGCGCAAGCTGTGAATCGCTTCGTTATAGCTCTTGTTGAAGTTCAGCACTTCGGTTTCCTTGTCGTCTGCGGTAGCGGCAGAAAACAGGCTCTTGATTCCGTTGTACTCTTCGTAAATACGGCGGATGCCCTCGGCGGCGGCATTGTACCGTTCCACCGCGGCGGCGATGGGATCAGCAGACACCAGCGCGGCAAGCTGCGGATCGGCTTTCATGCGGTCGGTCATTTCGTTGTTGAGCTCCAACCGGATTTTGCTTACTGGCTCCTTGTCGGGAATGTCAACGGAGATCAACGCCACTTCAACGCGGGCGGCACGGCGGGCGTTCTTGAAAGCGTCCGGGATGTATTTGATCTGGGCGTTGAGCTCGTTTAGCTTCTGCGCCAGCTCTTTCCGCTCGTTCGTGTAGGGATTGCGGATCGTTTCGGCGTTGAGCAGACAGCGGATTTTGCCGCCGTCTTTCATAATCTCTAAAGCCTTGAGCAAGTGAGCAGCACCGGCGGAAAAAGGCGGGTTCATGATGATCGCCGCGTATTTCTTCGCGGGGCGGAACGTGAGAAAATCGTCATGCACCACGCGGAAACCGTCTTTCTTCAGTTTGGCGCGGAAGTCGCTGGACAGTTCCACACAGTCAAGATCAAACTCTTTCGCCTTGCTCGTGCTGTAACGGTCAAGTTCTCCCGTTTTGGGATCGTGCCGAATCTCTGCAACGGCGTGAATCTGACGGGCCAGTGCGCCGTCACCGGCAGAGGGTTCAAGGATAGGCTGCGGTAGGTGCTTCCAGCCGTATTTCGTGCTTTGCAGACTGTAAGCCATTTCCCACGCGAGATTGTCCGGGGTGGGGTAAAAGTCCCGGCTATCGTTCGGGGTCGTCATGGTTTGTTCTCCTTTTCGTGTTGGATTCACCCCGGCGGGGTGTGGGATCGGGTCGCTTTGCGGTGCGGCCCGTCAAGGTATCCGTTTCACTGCTGGGCTAAAATCGTGCTCAACCATGTGGAAGAATCAGCGCAATCAACCATCTTCACAAAGTAGCGGCCCGTTACAAGCTGGAACGCATATTGTGTGGTGTAAGTGCCGCTGTACATTTCCCGGCTGCAAAACTCTTCGATGCTGTTCCGTGTGTGCCAGTTGCGCGGCGGTAACACGTTCAGCGCGTCCTCATAGTCCTGTTTCGTGATCTCGACCATTTCCGGGGCAAGCAGCTTTTTCCGCTCAAAGTCCAGCCATTCGCCGTAGGTCATGACGGCATAAGAGCGGGCCTTTTCTTGTGCAAGGCGGCTTTCCCAATATTCCCGGTCGCTTTCGTAGTCGCCGGATTCAAGAATCTGGGTGATCCGCTGGATGCTTTCGGCGTTGCTCTTCCGGGCGGCGTTCAACACCTCTTCGGCGGTGCGGGGCGTGGGCCAGCCGGACACGGTGAAAGCGTAGATATGGACGTTGGGAACATCCACAACAACAAGTTCGTTCTTCTCTTCGTTGGCGGTCATGGTATAATCTCCTTTTCGTTTTCGTGATTCACCCCGGCGGGGCGTTGGGATCGGGTCGCTTTGTCCGGTGCGGCCCGTCAAGGTATCCGGGGCGGGTCATGCGAGAAGATTTGCGGCGATGCTCTCAAAATCGAGCTGCTGGACGCTGGGGACCATTTCGGGGGCGTTGCGCTTGTGGTTGAGTTCGTCGAGAGCCATTACAAACGCGGCGGCTTCGCGGTCGCTGCTGATAAAGTCGCAACGATGATTTGTGAACTGCTGGACGATGGAAGAAAATTCGGGGTCGTTCTTGCTCTTCTGGTCAAACGTCTTGACGGCTTCCCGGTATTCCTTGCTGTCGTTGTCGTCGTGGGTGCGGTAAAAGTTGGAATACCACTTTTCAAAAACCGGCTCTAACTCTTCCATGTCAACGGCAACGGCGGCGGGCTTTTTCGTGGTGCGGGACTTCTTCGGGGCGGGTTTCGTGGGCAGCGGATCAACATGAACCAGTTCGGGAAGTTCGTGGTGCTCTTCAACGACGATCGGCGCGGGGCGGGCAGCTTCGGCGGCTGCTTTTGCGGCGGCTTCCTTTGCGGCCTTGCGTTCGGCGGCAAGCTGCTTGTTGTAAGCGATGATCTCCGCCGTGGACTTGAACCGGGCTTGCGGGGCGGGCTTGCTGCTTTCAACTTGTAAGCAGCTGAAAAGATGGGACTTCGTAGGGTAGTAATGCGGATCGGGTGCGGCTTCCTTGCCCTCTGCCGCGGCCTTTTCGCGCTGCTCTTTGCTGGGCTTCGTGGTGTACTTCCACAAGTAGCATTCAAGCAACGCTTTTTCGCCTTTCTTGACGCTCTTGCCCTCTTTCTTCCAATAGTCGAACGTGTGCAGCTCGTCCGCTGCAAACATGATCTCGATATCCGCGGCGGTGGCGGGCTTTTCGTTGCCGTCCTTGTCAACGATCTTGCAAGATGCAGCAACGGCGGCGATCTCTTCCGGGGTGTGGTGTGCGGCGGCAATCTGGTGCAGCGTGGCCGGGTCGAGACGTTCAGCGGCGGCGCGGATGATCTGTTTATTCGTCATGGTAAATACTTCCTTTCGTGTTTCGTTTTGTGGATCGTCCCGGCGGTGTGCCGGGGGAATGGGATCGGGTTGCTTTTCGTGGTGCGGCCCGTCAAGGTATCCGGCGGGGTTCAATCTTCGGTTTCGTCGCAATCGTGGCAATACAGGGCATCAATAACGCGGTCGTCGGTGAAGTCGTCCGGGGTGCCGTTGGCGTCGATCACCAGATTTACACGGCTGTAAATCTTCAATTCGGTTTCGTTGTCCACGGTAAAAAACCAGTCGTCACCGTCCAGCGCGTCGGTGCACCAGACTTCAACGGCGTTCCCGTCGTCGGTGGCGGTCATGCCTTGCACAATGGCCGGGGCGATATACCGCCCCAAAGGGCCGACTTTGTAGGGACAGGCGGCAGCGGCGCGGGGTGCGCTGGACAGCAGCGCGGCGGCAAGTGCGGCGACGGTCAAAATTCGTTTCATGGTTGTTTCTCCTTTTCGTTTCGTGGTGTGGCTTTTCGTGCTTTTCCCCGGCTATTGTCGGGGCGTGGGATCGGGTCGCTTTTCGTGGTGCGGCCCGTCAAGGTATCCGGGGGTCATGCGTAAATTTCATTGAACACTTCGACGGCGTTCCATTGCACCGCCTTTTCACGCTGGGCAGCTTTCGCGGCGTTCTGGTCGCCGCCGTTGGCTTTCAATGCCATATAGAAAGCATCAACAAGGGCGGCTTTTTGCCGTTCGCGTTCCCGATATGCGGCGATCTGTCCGGCGTCATACACCTTGACCGCCCACGATTCATAGTGAATCGGGGTCAATGTTTCATGGTACAAGCCATTGCAGCGATTCAGAACAGCAACGATCTTCCCGGTATCCTCATAAGTTGGGGCGGCGATGATGTAGCAAGGGACAGCGGCGCGGGCTTGCTTCTCGATGTTCCACCGGTGACGGGTGGCAATCTGGTTTATTTTCTTGTCGAATGCGGTCATGTTCTCGATCTCCTTTTGATTTTTTGATTCACCCCGGCGGGGCGGTGGCATAGGGTTGCTTTTGCGGCAGCGGTGCAGCCCTTGAAAGTGTCCGCTTGACTTTACCGGCGAAAGCTGGTAAAATCATTGCAAGATCGGAACTCGAAAACCTATCTTGCAAGCCTGTCACCCTTTACCGGGTGGCGGGCTTTTTCTTTTGCCATTCGGCAAGAAGAGCAGCCCAAACTGCCCGCTTGACGGCTTTCGGCAGCTTGAAAAACTCTTTATTCACGCTTTTCACCTCTTTTCTGGTTTGATTCACCCCGGCGGGGTGTTGGGATCGGGTCGCTTTCAGCGGTGCGGCCCGTCAAGGTGTCCGGCGGCGAGTTAGAACCCCTGATTTTTCATCTGCTGGAGAATGTTCTGGTAAATCGCTTCCCACATTTCAGCATTCCGCACGGCGGATTCATGCGCCATCTTGCCGGACTTTTCATCACGGGCTTTTTCTTTCCAGTCGCAAACCACGAAACCGACACTTGCAAGAACGGTTCTCATGTCCTCAGTGTCAAGGGTGATTGTCATTTTTTCAGCGTCCATAATGCAACCTCTTTTCTGCTTTGCGGTGTTTCGCTTGCTGTGGCTATATCATAGCATGAATCATGCAATGTGTCAAGCATGAATCATGCAATTTTACGAAATGCACAAAAAAGCATGATTCATTCCGTCAATTTTTGCATGGTGCATTCCGGGAAAATTTGATATAATGAGGACAGGCAGAAAGAGAGGTGACAAAAATGCCGCTCACAGACAAGAAAAGAATAACGAACGACCGCTATTTATCAAAGTTTGCGACAAAATCAATTAGAATCCCGAAAGAAATTGAAGAGGATTTGAACACCGCCGCCGCCCACGCCGGGGAAAGCGTGGCGGGGTATATCGTGAACGCCACGCGGGAAAGAATGGCCCGCGATGGATTCCAGCCGCCCGACGACAGCAGCACCGGCGGCGGGTGATTCCAGCCGCCCGAAAATTTGACGCGAAAAAAGAGGTAGACACGGCCCGCGCCGCGCCTACCTCTTTTTTGTTGCCTGTTTTCCGTGGGGCGTTTTCCGTGGGCGGCTTTTCCGTGGATCACACCCCGGCCCCGCCGCCGGTGTGAAGATCGCACCCGCCCGCCGCTGCTGCTGTCTGGACACGCCGCCGCGCCGATGATCCGCGCCGATGATCCACGCCGCCGATCTTCACCCCGCGCCGCCCCGATGGGGACGACAGGCAGCGCACCGGCCCGCCCTACATAGCTATATAGGAGAGGGGGACAGCACCCCGCCCCGCGCTGGACAGCTCACCCCCGCCATGGCCTGCACCTTGCACCGCCGCCCGCGCTGCTGCACCCCGCCGCGCTGGACACTGGACAGGACGCGCCGCCCCGATGGGGACGCGCCCGCCCGATGAACACGACAGCAGCACCCCGCCCGCGCCCTACATAGCTATATAGGAGAGGGCAGCAGCAC